CGACGTCGATACGGTCGTCAAAGTCGGCCGCAAACACCGTCCGCTCAGCGCCCGCAACCTCGTAGGGGTATTCCTGCGGCAGGTTGTCGGCGAAGATACGGGCAAGGATTTTGAACTCGCAACGCTGTGCATAGTGCAAGCGCTTGTGAATCGCCGACATAACCTTCATGCCGCGCTCGAGAAGCGCGACGGTCGTTCCGACGGGCGCTTCTTGGTTCATGCTGCTGGTCTGCTCATCGGCCAGAGAGATGAACCGGCGGCCGCCGTCGATCAGGCTGCCGAGCAGCGTGGCCAAGGTAGCGCTGGGCTCCTTGTACGGCAGCGGGATGATCGAGTTGCGGATGTCGCCGCCGGGAGCGTCGATGTCCCGGAACTCGCCCGGCTGGATCGGCTCGTCGCTGTTGCGGACGCGGATGCCCCGGGCCTTGAAACCGGCCGGTAGGTTGGCAAGGGTGCCTGCGTCGATAAGCTGGCGAAGAATAGACGTCGCCGCCCGGCCGAGGCCTCCAAGCATGTGCACGAGACCAAAGCCGTAGAAGCCAAGACCCGGCATGAACTTGTAGTGCACGAAGTACTGAAGCTTCTTGGCAAGCTCGGTGTTTTCCTCGAAGTTCCGGCGAAGAGACAAAATCCGGGACGAGCCCTTGTCTAGCGTAACGATGTAGGGCAGCTGGATTCCGGTGGGATTACCCTCCGGATCGAGGTCTTCAAAGCCCTCGAGATCAAGGTTCACGTGCATCTCGAGAAGTGTGTAGGTGTCTTCCTGATGGGACCGCGAAGTCCCTTGGAGTTCGTCCACCTTTTCGCGAACAGGGTCCAACTCGCCGTCGTAGAGCGAGAGCTCCACGTCACGGTACGTCCCAGACACCTGCATCTTGCGGATGTCGTTCTTGTCCATCCGGAGGACATGGGTCACGCGCGGGGTCGTGTTCAGGTCCGTTGCCGAGTACGGGACGACGATGTCCTGCGCCGGGACAAACTTGGACACCGGGCGCTGCATGGCAACGTCCCAGTAGACCTTCTTGAAGCAAGAGCCGGAGAGGGGCAGATAGAACAGCAGTTGATCCATATCCGGGTCATACTCTTCCATGACCTCGGTGATCTCGTAGTTCATGAAGTCCTTGACGCGGCTGGCTTGTGCCTCGCGCTCAGGGTCCTGAAGGCCCATAACCGAGGCCTTGACAGGGCCTCCCGCGGGCAAGAGTTCCTTGTAGGCCTGTGCCTGAAACTGTGTGACAGACTCGGCGATCATGGGGTGGGTTACACTGGATGCGCCTTGGAAAGGCTCCGTGCGCTCGACAGTCTTTACCCCAAGCAGGTCAAGCCCCTTGGTGTAGGTTTCCTCCCAGTCCGAACGGGACTGGAGGTCGTCCTCGTACGAGGCCAGAAGGTCAGAAGCGATCTCCCTTAGGTACGAGTCCTCCAAGTACTCGGCCAAGTTCGCGTCGTGCGCGATGACCACTTCCTCTTCCAAGGCGGCAAGCGCTTCGGCGATGGCCTGAACGGTCGCTCCACCGTCCGCCTCTTGAGTGACGATTGCGCCACCCGAGAAGTCGTTGAGCGCAGGGAGCGATATCTCGGCCTGCGGAAGTTCTTCATCCATGCCCCCTTGCATGAATCCGCCATCGGTCAAAGAACCAGCCATGCGCGGTGCAACAGCCATTAGTAGTACTCCCGTTTGCGTGGGATGAAGTCATCCCCGGCTTCTTCGCCATCTAATGCCACAAAACCGCCCTGACGGAAACGCATAAGGGCCAGCGTCATACTATCACAGAAGTCGTCGTGATCACCATTCGGAAAAGAGGTGACTTCTTCGACCACGTCTTCGGTGAAGGCTTTGTCCTCGGGGGCCCACACGAAGCCTGCTTCAAAGAGCGGAGCAACCATGTGCATCCGGCTCACCTTGTCTCGTCCCCCGCCCCGGCCGCCCGGGGAGAACCCGACGGCAGGGATGTTTTTCAAACGCAGTTCGTCGATGAGCGGCTGACCTGTAGCCTTGGCTTCGACCAGAACCATGTCAGGATTCCAGTACTCGTGCTCGTCAAAAGCGATCTGCTTCAGCTCCGGAAAGCTCCATCGGCCGCGCTGGGCGTCGAGCAGGATGATGTGGTCCGGGCCGTCGATCTCAGGCTTGAAGATGCCCCACGTCGTGATCGCCGAATAGTCGGCGCTCTCCTTTTTCGAGAACGCGGTGTCGTAGGCCTGCAAGATGTAGTCGAGCCGCGGCACTTCCTCCTGCTGCCACATCCGCCACCACTCCTTGCGGATGATCCCCGCGTCGGAGGTTGTCGGCTGCTGCTGCCACTGCGCCGACCACTTGGCCAGCGGGAGCGACGCCTTGATGGACAGAAGCGCGTTCTTGTCCCAAAACTCCGGCCAGAGGGGCTCTCCCGACGGCATGAGGGCAGGGAACTCCACAACCTCCCACTGGTCCGACATGACGTCCGAGCCCTGCGCTTGAAGCAGACGACCGGTCAGGTCACGCTTTCCCCAGCGCGTCATAACGACGATGATCGCACCGCCGGGCTGAAGACGCTGGCGGGGGCCAGAGGTGTACCACTCATAGGCGTGGTCAAACGCCGTGTCGGACAAGGCGTCCTGTTCCGAGTGCGGATCGTCGATGATGAACAGGTCAGCGCCCCGGCCGGTGACAGCCGCGCCAACACCGGCAGCGAAGTATTCGCCGAGCTGGTCCGTCTGCCATCGGCCCGCGGACTTTGAGTCTTCCTTCAGGTTCGTCTTCGGGAAAATCTCTTTGTACTTGGGGTCGTCGATCAGGTCTCGGACCTTGCGGCCGAAGCGGACAGCGAGTTCCGTGTTGTGCGTGGCCTGAATGATCTTGAGCTTCGAGTTTCGGCCCAAGAACCACGCAGGCATCAGGAACGAGGCAAACTCCGACTTCGAGTGACGAGGCGGCATGTTGATGATCAGCCGCTTCAGTTCCCCGCGCGCCACGCGCTCGAGCTTTTCTGCGATGATCCGATGGTGTCGGCCCTCGATAAAGTTATCATAAACATGGTGGGCAAACGCCATGAAGCTGTCCTGCGCCTTGTCGCGCAGGTCCAGCCTCTTTTTCGCTTCTGTCAGCAGGAGCAGCTCTTTGAGGGCTGCTTCTGGGAGGGTTTCAAGACTCATGGGACCTTTATGTCTTTCTTTCTGCTGCAGTGCTTACCCCCGCACCCAACCTTTCGGGGGTGTGTACCCTCCGTTGGGGGCGTTGAAGACTTCTCCTGTCGTGGGATTCACGAACCTAACGAACGCCTGCGTAGTGACACTGCCCGGAGGCGGCGGAATAAATCCTTCTGGCATGTCCCCCCACCAGGGCTCGAACCCAGCGTTCGGAGGGGTCGGAGGAGTCGGCACGGTTACCTGCGCCCCGGAACCCGGTACGTAGGGTCGGTAGTTGGCAAGAGAGCCTACCCCGACAGGCTGATAGAACGGAGCAACAACAGGTCGGACCTTTGTCGCCGAAGTCTGCGGGACGCAGGCTGTGGTTCCGTTCGGATACGTGACCAAGCGGTAGCCCGGAGGGCAGGACGACGGGCCCGTGGTGGTTGGCGGAGTGGTGGTGCCAGCACCCGGAGTTGCGCCAGCACCGGCACCGGCACCGGCACCCGTGGTGGTTCCGGGGCGCGTCGAGCCGACCGCCGTGCCACGATACCCGGCGTCAAACTCACCTTGACGACGGAGCAGCTCTTGGAAGCGCTCAAGCTCGGACACCCGGCCAGATACGTCACTAATACCAGTCTGCAGTGTTCCGGTGCTGGTTCTGATCTCGCCGAGGATGTCCGATCTGGTCTGGTCCAGCTGGCTCAGGATACCTGTTCTGGTGGTGCCAAGGTCTCCAGCAACCGCATCAACAGCCGATTGCAGGGCGTCGGCGCGGCTCATGCCAGAGTCCTCGAGCTGCGAAACTCGGTCCATGATGTTCTGCTCAAGGCCCGTCAACCGGCCGCCGAACTCGGTTTGAACATCGCCGATCCGGCCGATCAAAGACTGCTCGGTCTGGCCGATTGCCCCCAAGAGTTGGTCACGCGTCGTCCCAACACTCGACGCGACAGTGTCGACAGCCGACTGCAAGGCCTGATCCCGAGACATCCCGGCCGCCTCATTGGCTGCCATTCGCTCAGAAATCGCCTGCTCAACAGCCGTCAGGTTCTGGCCAAGACGCGTCTCCGTCTCGCCCAACTGTTCCCCAAACTGCCGCTGAACGTCTGCAATCCGGCCAGAAAGCGTTGCCTCCGTCTGACCCATAGACCCCAAAAGTTCGTCACGGGTCTGGCCGACGCTCGACGCAACAGTGTCGACAGCCGATTGCAAGGCCTGATCCCGAGACATCCCGGCCGCCTCATTGGCTGCCATTCGCTCAGAAATCGCCTGCTCAACAGCCGTCAGGTTCTGGCCAAGACGCGTCTCCGTCTCGCCCAACTGTTCCCCAAACT